CTTCAATTGAAAAACCGAATAGTTTCGCCATTATACAAATTTTTGCGATGAACTATTTATCAGTTCAGCGCACCAGGACCACCAGCAATTTCAAAGTATTGAACTTGGAATTCAACAGTGAACTCCTCAATAGTGTTCTCGGTATCATAACCAAGAGCAATTTCGGAAACAGCAGTTGGGAAGATATCGTAGAAACGATATGATCTCAGAACGTTTGCTTTTGTTCCAGTGGTTCTGCCTTGTCCTGCATCAGGAACAGCAGTGGTGGTTTCAATCTGACCAGATGAACCTCTGCCTAACTGATAGACATAAGCGTCTTTCATGTAAGCATTGGGGTTAGATGCACCAGTGTTGTTGGAGAGTTTGCTGATACCGTTCATCCACATTTCCATTGCGTGGCGGATCTTGAAGTCCTCATCATTGATGATGGTAAGGGTCCAAGGATCGAAGGTTCTATCACCAGCAACTTTCAGAGTACGACCTCTAAAAGGAACATCGATAGAAGCAACGTTGGATGCTGGAAGATTAGCAGCCTTACACATAAAGGTAAGGTCTTTCAGCATTTCACCATCTTTGGTGACATATGATGGAAACTCAGGAATCGTTACCTCAAATAGATTGGGGCGGGCACCGCCCCCTTTGAGTACCGACTTAAAGTTGGATAGTGTTTTAATCTGTGGTGCTTCGGCCATTGTTTTCTATGCTCCGTGGAATCTTCGTTTAGGGATTGGATCAGACTCTACCAGCAACTTCCTCAAAGCTGACACCAGTTCTGGTGGCAACGAAGGTGAGGGAAACGTAGTTGATAGACTTGGCGGGTTTTAAGAAGATGTCCGCTCTGAACTCGTTGTTGTCAATAACATCAGGAGTGTTATTTGTTTCGTCACAAATAACCAGGAAGTCATAAAGACCTCTCTTTGCCTGAACGTCACGCAGATAAGGTTCTACGATGTTGACAAAGTTCGCTCTTGTGATTTCATCATTGAGTTCAAACAGTTGAGCTTTGGCAGCTCCCTCTAAGGCTTGTTCCACAGTCAGGAAGAGTCGCCTTACGTTGATTCTATCGAACGCGGAGGCATAACCAAGGGCAGTCTTATCACCGAAGAGCAGAATACCGATACCAGGTTGGAAAGAAATTGGGTTCACACGTGCCTGGTAAAGTTCGTCTCTCTGATTTTGATTTGGATTGAATGCCAGTTTAACGGCATTGTTCAATACACCACGCTGCTGACCAGCGGGTGAGAACCATGGGAACGCTCTAATATTAGTGCGAACCATGAGACCAGCAACGTCAGCGTTCGTTGGAACGTAACGGAACTGGTTGTTGAAACGGTCATAAATGTACTTATAACCAGAATCAATGATGCCGTAGGAAGAAGATTTAACTCCGTTGGCAAACTTTAAGATGTTGGAGGTTTGAGTGTCATCGTCGATAACACCAACAACACCAGATCTATGTGGAGAAACAACTGCAACACAGTCCTGTCTACCTTCTGCGATCGAAATGAGTCTGTTTGCCTTAGCTTGTGACTCTTCGATGCCATTGATCGATGGACCCATGATCAGATAGTCAACCGCAACTTCTTCCTTATTCTTGAAGAGGTTGTATGAGGTGATCAGATCACCCAGAGTTGCCTTGTGACCACCAGTGCTGCTGTAATCAACACCACCGCTGAATGCATAACCAACGTTACCCAGAGCAGAGTAGGTGATACCCTGAGCGTTCTGACCCCACAGACCTTCGGCAGTGGTGTAAGGAACAAAGTTAGTTGAGAATCCAGTTGCTCTGGGAACAGTGCCCCAGAAAGAATCTTCATCGTTAGAAGGATTGTATCCAGCGTAAGCATAAGCAGAGAAGTCTGCCAAGAAGTCCTTATACCAGATCTTCTGAGGAGCATTTACAGAAGAAACAGCATCAAGTGCCTTGGACAATGAAGAGAACTTCTCAACAATGTTGCCTTGAATACCAGTTACGTTGCCATCATCGTCAACGATACAGATGTTTATGCCATCGTTGTAACCCTGACGATCACTAACGTAGTTGTTAGAAACTGGTTTTGGAGAGATTGCCTTCCAGAAAACGGTGCCGTTAACAATAGGCAGTTGTTGTTGATCATACCAGTCAACAGCAGTTACAGCAGAAACACCAGATCCAGTTACAGTGCCAGCACTGTTTTTAAAGACCAAGGAAGTATCATCTTGGAAGGTGCTACCAATCGAGATTGAAGCAGCATCAACGTTCTTCTGATAGGAAATTCTGGTTTCAGTTGCACCAGATCCAACAGCGTTAACACGTGAGAACCACTTAACATCAAAAGTGGAATCGCCAGCGTTTGCATCAGTCTTAACGCCAGTAACGATACCTTTCAGGTATCCAGTGGTGATAGTTGAGATGGTGCCAATGGCAGCATCAGGAACAACCAAATTAGTAAGACCAACGGTAACACCATAACCAACGGTAATACCAAG